GGCAGGTTTGGAGGCCATGGCTTTTGGTGGGGCTCAACTTCGCCATGCACATAGGGGAAGTGTGCGAAATCAAATGGGATGAAATCGACTTGGAGAAGGGAACCTATTGCAGCATCCGGGCAAAGACCGAAGCCCATCGGATTCCCCGTGCCGCCACGCTTTGGCCGGAAACCATCGCAGCCTTGAAGGCCATGCCGAAGAAAGGCCCATACGTCTTCACCAGCCACTACGGCACCAAGTACAACCGCAACAAACGGGTGAACACCTTTGGGGAATTCCGCACCGCCGCCGGGATGCCTCATATCACCTTTGACAGCATCCGCGATGCCGCCTATACCGCCGCCTGCAGACTTTGCAGCGACGAAAGGTGGGCAAGATTGCTTGCAGGACACCGCAGCCCCGGCCTACAGGATTCGTATGTTCTCAGGAACCCGGAAATGGTCAGGCCCGCGTGTGATGCCGTGTTTCAGGCCTATGGGCCATTCCCCTCCCCCACCGCCAAGTAACCCCCACCAGCTCCGCCAGCACCAGCCCCGCCCACCAGCGGGGTTTTTCATGCGCCATTTGAAGCCCGACCATGAGCTCCAATGCACCTTGCGTGCTGGAAATGATAGCTAGGCCCCCTAAAAGGGGTATGAAATATATTCGAGAAATATCCTCGAAAAAGAAGGGGAGTTACTCCTTTAGGTTGTATGAATATACAGAAAGGAGGTAATGTCTATGAGCATTGATATTGTAATACTTATAGCAAAGGCTGCTCTGGTTGCAGTTGAACTCGGCATGTTAGCATACCATGCCATAAAGAAATAAGGCTATGTCGGAACAACATGAGCCCTAGTCGCAAGGACTAGGCCCTTTCTTTTATTTCGACGACGAGACCACCCTTGGCCATGCTCATAATCTAAAATCTTCACCCCCGCCTTGACCGCGCCCAGCCCATCAGCGACGATAACCCAGAAGGAGAACCGTAATGGCGCAAGTTATGTCAAAGAAATACGAGATTGAGGGAGTGACGTACACCCTCAGTGTCCACACGACAGGCAAGAAGGTATTCGGCCGCTGGGTATGCGATCTAACAGGCGAAACCCGAGACAAGAACGACCGGGACAGCGTGGAGGATGCAATGCGTGATGCACAGGGAGGAGCAGCACAGCACCACAGCCAACAAACAAAATGGACGCCCAAGTAATCCAGCCCCGCCACCGGTGGGGTTTTTGTTGCGCACAAAAAACACCGCCACCCGTAATTACCGCGTCACTTGGAGCCGCGTAACGCACAGTATCCCGTCTGCCTCACTTACCTGTATGCTGACAGGTTCAAAGGCTTGAACGCGAATATCACCATCGCCATGCAAGTCTACTTGCACGAGAATACGTTCGGTCTGGTTAGTGACGATGATATACCGCCAACATGACCCCTTGTCCCCACCCAATAGCTCAAACTCCCTCCCATCGGCATTCCATTGAACAAGAGGGCCGTTGGTGCCCAACTCACACACCATCCGGCCGAGACAGCCGGGAATCTTCCGAGCCTCAGCCACAAGCCGTCCCAAAGCAGTCTTCATGCCGCAGCCCTCACATAAATACCAACATCTTACCCGGCAACATTGCGGAGCGAAATAGGACCGACCGAACTATAGCCCCCAAGGTTTTATGGCGCAGCAAAAGAGCCGGCAGACGACCCGCACGGCTCAATAACACACAGCCCATATCAGGCCGGTGAACCCTCAACCGCGAACCCCGCCGCGAGCTCACCGGCTTTGCCGCCTTATGACCACGCTCACACGACCATTGCCCCGTGGACTCATCGCGCGACATGGGGATACACTCACGCCCCATGTCCCAGCACTTGTTGCAGAAGGGCCCAAGATCACGCACCGTAAACCCGACACCGCACGCCACCCGACAATGCTCAATCACTTCTACCATATTCATGAAAACACTCCTCAAAAGAGAACAATTACGCCACCGTCACAACGACGATAGCAGACAATTCAGACCGCCTCGAATTCAATGAATCTATTGACCGTTACACATCCCGACGCAAGTTGTGGACGCTCAGCCCGCCCCCGATGCCCCGTACTGCATGACCACCCATCACGATACGACCCGTACACCGCCGTGATTAGCTCCCGCTTGTTTCGCCAGCATTCCATGCAGTAAGGCCCTTGCCCCAGCACGGTAAAACAGCCCTGTGTGGTATAACTCCCCTCCCACGCACACGCACAGACATTCATGTGTTCTTCGATGAAGGCCACGGCATCCATACGACACTCCAGCAATAGCCACCAGACCAGCCCCAGCCCCGCCGGGGCTACGATACCAACGCCTCAATAATTGAGTCGGCGTTAGACAATTGATCAGTCAACCTCAACACCTCATCAGCCAACACACCCACATCATGTTCAGCATCACGCCGGAGCCGGGCGATTTCGCCGGTGAGAAGCATCATATTTGTGTCCGCAGCTTGTAACCGGGCCACCAGCTCGACCCTCGATAATCCCTCATAGTTTGTCATTGTCACACCCTTTCATTGCATTGTTTCTCTATAAGTGATACGACAAAAACCTATACGAATTCACGCAAACATTATTGCGAACCCTACAAATTAGCCCGCCTCTGCAAACAAGTGGTCCGCCGTGTCGAAATCGGGGGTGAGTAACGGGGCTGGGGCAGGTGTAGCCATCGACGGGGCCGGTGTGGGAGGCCGGCGAATCGTGGCAGGTCTGTAAGGGCGTGGTTCCAGATCCAGCCGAGGGGCCGGCGCCGCCGGGGCCGATGCTTCAATGATCGGGAACGGGGTTTTCCACCGCGTATCCGCCGCCATCCTCGCATATTCGTTTTGAATGTCGGCATCCGTGGCACGTTCCACCCACGCGGCATGTTCCGATATGAGCTTGTGGTCGAGACTGCCATTGCCCGGCATCAATTCAGCCCCGAGCCGGCCACCGATTCGGTATTGGATCAAATCCCAAAAGCGTTCCGTATTCCTGAAATACAGGTAGAGACGCAGGCCAGCTACCCCACGTTCCTGCAAAGCCTTAATGCTTTTGCATAGCCGGCCGAAATCCGGCATGTCCAAGGTCAACCCCCGAGCCGACCGCCACCAACAAACGCACCACCACCAATACGACGCGAATTCCAGCGTGGTCCATTCATTGGCACGGACATTTTGGGGAGTACGGCCGGGTTTTCGCCAATTGCCGGCCACCAACGGCAAGGCCGCACGTTCCACCACACCGGCGCCGGCCGGCAGCCGCAGACCCGCCACCCCGTACAACAGATAATCCGTCATTTTCGACAGGCTGGAACACGCATACTTTTCCTCATCCAGCGTCATAGGTGCAGGTTTGTGCTTTGACTCACCCTTTTGAACGTGTGCCGGACGCCCACCCTTGCCCGCCGTGGCGTCCGTAAGTGTCGAGACGGCCATCGTATCGGCCGGGGCCGTCGATTCTGCAGGTGCTTGTTGAGCCTCAGCAAGGGAAGCTGGAACACGATCATGCTTCCCCTGCGCAGCCAAAGCAGGATCATGCAAAGCAGGTTCAACAGGTGATGCAGGTATGACAGGGTGAGTTTCAGCAGGTGAGGGTGAGGTAGGGTTTATTTGAGCAGGTGAAGGTGTTTCCGCAAAGGACGCGGGCGAATGCCCGCCAAGGGCCGCAGGCCCACTTTCCATGCTTTTACTTCCTTGCTTATTACTTCCTTGCTTTGGGTGAAATCCGTTCACTGGTGAGGGGGTAAATTCATGACCCGGTGAGGGGGTAATTCTATGACCGGGTAAATCTATGACCCGGTCATGGATTTCACTGGTCACAGAGTAGCAGCGGGTACCGTAGCGATTAGCAGCTATGCCACCGGGTGAAAGGATGCCCGCCCGTTTTAGTTCACGGATAGCGTTTTTGACTCCGCGAACCGTCAGCCCCACTTGCTTCGCAACTCCAGAGGGGCCGGGCCATGCCTCATCGTTGGCTTGCCCGAGGTGGTCAATTATGACCGCCGCCACCAGCTTTTGAGCCGGTGATAGATCGGTACGCCGTAGCAGCCAATCAGGAACGGCCAAAAACCCATCTTTACGAAGCTCATCACGTTTCATTGTCCGCGCTCCTATCAAAAAAGTGACCCGCAGCGATTTTGGCCGGCGCTACGGGTCAGGAGACGGATTTTCAGAGGGTAGTTGTATCGCTAATCCGTCTCTGGAGTGGCCGGCCAAGGCACTCCATCATTCACTTGATCACATCGGCTTCGATTCCAAACAACTAAAACGGAATTCTTGGGGCATGAACGAAGCCGTCATATGTACTTTCTTCCTATCCTATGGTGCGCTGGAAATCGACCTGCATATACAACAACCACTTTGCAGATTTTTTCGCCCACCCAACACAACACCCCAAAAACCCCAGCAAAACAGGCCAAAAACAGCACGAAAGATTTTCGTTGACGGAGTTACTGTGAACCGAATCCGAAGCCGACTAGGTATATAGAGGCCGGGCTGTTTGGAGGGGGCAGCCCGGTCTAGTTTGCATACATGCGTAGCAGATGGTTTGTTTTGCACGCATGAGTGAGAGATGGGGTTTATTTAGCAACGGTGTGTAGCAGATGGTACCGAACGATTTTGAGAGAGATGTGGATTGGCCAGCTTTGGCCCGCCGCACCATGCAGGGGGACGAAGCCGCCGCCGTCGAAATCATCAACGCACTTGAACCCAAGATATCCGCCGCCACTCGGAAGTATCGGGTTGGACCCGACCGTGACGACGCCGTTGCGGAGTGTCTTCTGGTGTTGTGGGAAAAGCTATTGCCCCACTTCGTTTTGACCGGATGCCACGGTGATTTTCCCTCGTTTTGCTACATCGCCTTTTACCATCGTTTGGCATGGCTGCGCCGTCAAGCCCGCCGTTTGAAGCGAGGTGCAGGGACCGTACCCGTCGATATTCTGGACACAGACCCCGACAACACCGCCACCAACCCCGCCACCATCGTGGCAGACGCCGAAGCCGCCGCCAACACTCTGCAGCAAATAAACGACGCCGCCACGCCAGCCCTACGTATCGCAATTCCCCACCTCCAAAATGGTTACAGCTACGCAGAAGTTGACCGCATGTTGAACCAGAAGCCAAACGCCACGGGAATGGCAGTTTGGGCACTCCGCCAAAAGCTCAACATCGAAAAACAACTCATTGAACAAGTAACCGACGCCGGTGAAGTGATCGGAAGATACCCGAGCGCCCGGGCAGCCGAAAAGGCCACTGGGATTGACCATAGCCAAATCTGCAACGTGTTAGCCAGAAAGAAAAAGTACCAGCACGCCGGAGGCTATCGGTGGAGATACGCCAGCACAGGGGAGAACAAATGAGCAATGAGAAGGTGTTGATGGTGCCAGACCTTGCCAAACCACTCGCAGACCGCCGCTTTCCATACCGTGCGGCATCAGCGGAACAGGTGGGAGCGGAACGGGCCAAACTGGAGCAACAACAGGCCAATGCAGCTATCACCGCCGCCCTCGCCAGCGTAGATGACATGGTACATCGGCAGGCTATCCGGTACTTTGCGACGCAAGGCCGGGGCCGCGTGGAGGAGATGGCAGCCGACGCGACATGCTGGCTTGCTACACATTGTTTGCCCCGTTTTGACAGTAGCAAAAACACAAAGCTATCAACCTTCGCCCATTCGTGCATTGCCCGTTACATGTTGGGAGAACTCCGCCGCCAGAAACGCATCCGACACGCTGAAAAGACCATCACCGACTTAGGACCAGCCGCAGCGCCAGCCATGCGACGAATGATAGCCCCCGACCGGGGCCACGACGACCGCATTGTTGACCTCGCCGACGCCATCATGTCAGACCCCAGCCGCTACCTCACCGCCATGCAATCCAAGGTACTAACAGCCATCGTCAACAATCCCGGCATGGCCATGCGGGACATTGCCACGATGCTGGGATATAGACAGGCAGGTTCACTCAGTACCGAGTTATTGCGGATTCGGGAACGCCTTGCAGAAATCGACCCATTGGACGAGCCAGCACCACCAAAACAACGCCGGGGCCAGCATCAAAATACCGAATCCACCGCCTACGCCGCTTAGTATCTGCAGAGGGATTTATGGATTGGGAGTATTTCAACGACGTGAATTGGGGCAGCATGAATGCCTCAGATTGGCAGACACTGCAATGGGTATCACCCATTCATGAGTCATTGTCAGCATCCATGCAGGTGGTGAACCCGTTTCGGTTCGGTGTGATTATTGAAACAGCCATGAATGCAGGGTTTGAACTTGAAAGAGGGGGCAGCGCATGCCAGTGAAATCGGGTATTTTCGCCATCGCCAGCGACAATCTTGTACACCTCACCGGCTTACAAATGGCCGATGGAACGATCATCAACAATGCCGTTGTCACCGCCACCCTTGAAGACGATGACGGGAACGCCGTGGACGTTGGGGGGCCAATCCCGTTCACCTACGTTGCCAACAGCGCCGGTAACTATGACGGCATCATCCCTCACACCGCCGCCATGACTGAGGGACAAGCATACAACCTATTCGTGACAGTGACAGTAGGGACAACGCAGATGGATGTACGGGTACGCCGCAATGCGATGTACGTTGACGATTGAAAGAGAGCGGGGGGAACGTGCCTATCAAAGCGAAAAGCTACTTTCAGAAGTACCGGGAAGCACACCCGCAAGAACGCCAGAATGATTGGCAGCGAGGTAACGCCGCGAGCCGGGGCTACGATCATCAATGGCAGATATTCAGAATTCAATGGCTCACCGCCAATCCCGTGTGCAAGCTATGTGGCCACATCGCTGTACTTGTTGACCACATTAAGCCCATCGCAGTCGGAGGGGCCAGACTTGACCCTACCAACGTCCGCAGCCTATGCCGTGACTGTCACGACATCGTGACTGCCAACTATCGCAAGACAGGAATAAACGAACCGCCGAAGGGGGCCAGTAAGTGAGTACCATTGCCAGCAAAGCCAAGGAATCCGCCGCACCCCGAGCGCCGAAAGCACTCGAAACACTCATTGCCCAACAGGATGCCAACAAGCCCAAACACCGTTTCATTGCCAGTGCCGGCCGGGGCCGTGTGGTTATGACCGCCGGGGCCAGCAAATAAACACCGCTTGCAAGGAAACCCCAACCATGAACCCTCAGCAACAAACCAACCGCCTCACTCACAACGCCACCACCGCCCGCTATGAAGCCATCACCAACCCCGACGCCCGGCAGGCCATCAGTGACCTCATCAGCATCATGGCAGCGATGAGTGATCAGATAAAACGCCTCATCGACGAGAACAACGACCTAAGCCGAGCATTGACCATCGCCAACCCCAACCATCGGATTCTGAAAAGGTACCAAGAGCAGTAAGCCCGCCGGGGCCAATCGTCCACATAGGAGACATCACCATGGTCAGAGTATTTCTCACCACAGACCGCATGGTCAAGTATGAATTCGGCATGGGGCAGGTTGTAGCCGACACCCTCATTGTCGTGTCCAGCGTCAACAACTACGGATACAGCAGCAGCGCCACGACCACCCAAAACGCCATGTACCGATTGTCGGCGATTGCCGGATGGGATGATGGTAGTGGCGTGGTGGAGGAGAAGACGGGGCCGGGGCCAGCGATGGAGATAGGAAACGGCAGCGTATGCACGAACCTCAGTGTATGACTCGGCCGGGGCCGGCCTTTCAACACACAGACCACAAGGAACCAACATCATGTTCATCATAACCCTCAGCTTTACCCCCAACGAAGCCCAGCTTGCCCGCATGGTGGACCAGCTTAAGACGGTGAATAAGGGACCATGGGTTGTACTCCCCAAGGGATGCACAGTGAGATACTTTCCAAGCTTGCTTAGGTGGTTCAGCCCTTCATGGTGGTATTGGAAGTTGAAGGTTGAGAAGCAGTGCAGGAAAGCCATGGCAGGTGTCAGCAATGGGAGTGCTGATATTCGCAAAGATGGGGTAGGGGGCGGGTCAAATGTTTCGACCTAAATATCCTCTGACCGACCGCGTAGGCCTTTGCACAACGCCGCGAAATTGAATGTAGGGGTCAAAAACAGACACCATGCCAACCAAACCAAACAAGCCCGCCCTTCGCACCCTTGCCGACATGACAGCAGCCATGCCGGTGTACGGTGCCGACATCGCCCCCAAGTGCCCGCCACACGTGCAGGGGGCCGCGCGCAAGGAATGGAAGCGGATCGTACCCGAGCTTTTGACTTTGGGACTCCTCACCCGAATCGACGCTTTCGCCCTTGCTAGTTATTGCATCACGTATGCCCGTTGGATGGAGGCGGAGGCCAAAGTAACCGAGGCCGGGCCGGTGGTGAAGACGAAGGCGGGGAACCTCATCACGAACCCCTACCTTGGCGTAGCCAACACCGCCATGAAACTATGCCATAAATTCGCCGTCGAATTCGGCTTTACACCATCATCCCGCAGCCGCTTGAACGTGACGCCCGCCGGTGCCGGTGATGATGACTTGCCCGGATATGACACACCCTCACTCAGGATGGCTCAGTGACACCAGAACTTAAACAACTTCTGGCCAAAGCCAAAGCCGAGGGATGGGCCGATTGGATTCGAGGCCCAGCCGACCACCACGCTATGTTGAATGGCTGTTACTTTGACCTTGCCGCCGCCGAAGCCGCTAGGGATTTCTTCCCCCGGTATCTCCGCCACACCGTGGACAAGTGGGCCGGGACGCCCTTCACACTTTTGGACTGGCAATATCGAAACGTCATAGGCCCGCTTTTCGGTTGGCGCAACGCCGACGGCAGCCGCCGCTTCACCAAGTGTTATTTCTCAACGGCCAAAAAACAGGGGAAGACGACCCTATATGCAGGCCTTGCCATCTATTTACTCCTCACGACCGGTGCAGGAACAGAGATATACAGCGCCGGTGCCGACCGTGAGCAAGCCAGCCTCATCTACAAAGAGGCTTCATCCATGGTACGGGCGAATCCCGCCCTTGCCCGCCGCATCCGATGTAAGGATTCGACGAAGACATTGATTGGCCGGGGCCGTGACTTCTACAGAGCATTATCCGCAGATGCAAACACGAAGGAAGGCATTAATGCCAGTGTGGTACTGGCCGATGAATTGCACGCATGGCCGGGCCGGCAGCTTTACGACGCCTTGAACTATGCCGGCAGCGCCCGTACTAACCCGCTCTTCCTGATAATCACCACCGCCGGCGACGATTTGGAATCCATATGCGGTGAAGAGTACCAACGGGCCAAACGATGGCTTGCCGGTGACTACATCGACGATTCGTACTTCGCCTTTATTGCCGAGGCAGCATCCGAAGACGATTGGACGAAGGAAGAGACATGGCGAAAGGCTAACCCCAGCTACGGAATCACCGTGCCCGCCGCCAAATTCAAAGCCGACTTCATCGAGGCTCAGGATTCACCCGCCAAGGAAGCCGCATTTCGCCGCTACAGGTTGAACCAATGGGTATCGGTAGCCAACGCATGGCTCAGCATGGAGCAATGGGACAAACTCGACCACACGCTTGACCCCAAGACCTTGGAAGGCCGCGAATGTTATGCCGGGCTGGACTTATCCGCCACCGATGACACCACCGCCCTCATCCTACTTTTCCCGAATGATGATGGCAGCATATCCCTCATTCCCCGCTTCTGGCTACCGCAGGATAACATCGTGGGACTCGGTAAAAAGCACCGTGTGAGCTATCAGGCATGGGCAAAATCCGGGTACATGACCTTGACGCCCGGGAACGTGGTGGACTATGCCGCCGTCCGGCAGGATATCCGCGACCTTTCCAGCCACTTCAAGATTAAGAAGCTGGCAATAGATCGGAAATTCCAAGGTATGCAACTCGAATTGGACCTTATCGCCGATGGATTCCCCGTGGAACCCGCCGGCCAAGGGTGGATTTCGCAGGATTTACCCGCGAAAGAACTCGAAAAGCTCATCAAATCTGGCCAGATTCACACCACTGGCAACCCTATCCTACGCTGGCATATGTCGAATGCCGTGGTGGACATAGACAAGGCTGATAATTACAGCCTGAATAAGAAGAAAGCCCGCAGCAAGATAGACGGTGTAGCCGCTACCTTGATGGCTCTTTTGTGCAAAATGAGGCAGCCCGCCGGGGCCAGCGACACCAATTCCAAACCTTGGACCGGCGAATTAATCGTAATGTAGATCATATAATCGTTATGAGGGGGAATTCATGGATACACCCAGCATCACAGAAACAGTAGCGCCGGCCAATGTCATCACCATATGGAACGGTGGCATGACGGACCCGGCAGCCGCCGTGGTAAACGAATACACGGTACTCAGCATCCCGGCCTTTTGGTCCGGTGTCCGCTTCCTATCCGAAACATTGGCCAGTTTGCCGAAAGGGGTGTATCAGACCGACGGGGCCAGCCGGCAGCCGGTGAATCATCCGCAAAACCGACTCCTCACCCGCAAGGCCAATGCGTTTACGACGCCGTTTGTGGTTTTTGAGACTTGGCATAGCCACGCCATCATTCACGGCAATGGGTATCTCTTCATTGAACGGGACCAGAAAACCGCCGCCCCCATTGGGTACTACCCTCTTAACCCCCAATCTACAACCCCATTCCGCTTCAAAGGTGCCCAATGGTACATGGTACGGGGCGGGGCCGTGAAACCCAATGGCCAACCGGACAACCTCATTCTCCCCGCCGCCGACGTGCTCCACTTGCCCGGCCTTGGCTTTGACGGCATGGTGGGATTCCCATTGGTTTGGTTGATGTACGAAGCCTTGGAACTCGCCCGCAACGGCCAACGCTTCGCATCCCGCTACTTTCGCAAGGGAACGCAGATACAAGGCACCGTCGAAATCCCCGGGACCGCCACGAAAGAGCAGGTTGATAGCATTCTCGACCGCCTACGCCGAAGCCATTCAGGTATGGACAGTGACTATAGCCTGAACATCCTCACCGGCGGGGCCAAGATGAGCAATTCGACCATCCCACCGGAGCAATCCCAACTCCTCGAATCCCGCCAATTCGAGGTATTGGACATGTGCCGGATTTTGCGCGTACCCCCGCACGTTGTTTATGACATGGGAAAAGCGACATGGGCCAACGTCGAATCGATGGGCATTGAAGTTGTGAAGTACAGCCTGTCGGCATGGGTGGAAAAGGCCAGCCAAGAGCTATCCTGCAAACTCCTCACCGAAGCCGAACAAGATAAGGGGCTGTACATCCGCTATGGCGTTGACGCACTTCTCAGAGGTGACACCGCCACACAGACCAGCACGACCCTTGCCCTTGTAAACGGTGGTTTGCTCACCGCCAATGAAGGCCGGGCCAAACTCGACCTACCGCCCTTGCCGGACCCCACCGCCAATCAACTACGTATTCCGGTGAACTTCCCCGT